CACGACCGTCGTCGTAGGCACGACAGTTGCGGGCGCAGGCGCAGGCGCAGTCGTAGGTGCTGGCGCAGGCGCAGGTGCTGGTGCTGGTGCTGCCGCATCACCCGTCACTTCCACCTGCTGGCCTTTAATTCCCTGAATGGCTGCCGCTGCTATCTCTTCCCGTGTAAACCGCTCGTCGTTGTTCCACAGATCCGAATCAAAATTGTCTATGCGGCTGAAATTGTTAAACTCCGACTTCTGGTACACAGGGTCTTCCTCCTGGAAGCAAGTCGCCAGTAGGGGCTGCGTGAAATAAATCTTCAACAGATCATTGCCGTGGTTCACAATCATGTGATCTCCGCTTGTAAAAATACCCTTCTCCTTCACAAGGTTCACCAGTTTCTGCGCACCAGACTTTGTGAGCACATAGGCATAATTACAAAAATGGAAGTAGCGACGCGGCGGGCCACCGAAAAGGTTGTTCACAGCCACACGGGCGAAATGCGGGCCCACAGGCTCAACAACCGTTTGGAACATGGTCTTGTTCGGCGGCAGAATCCCGCCCAGATACACCACGTCGGCATCGGCAGGCATCGTGTGTGCTATGGTCTTCCACGTATCCATCCAGTCAGGCGCAAGTTTCACATCGTCCTCCATGATCAAATAGGTTGAGGCAAGCGGGTCGTTCGCCAACTTCTCCCAAAGGGTAAGATGCGAAAGAGCACAACCCATAATCGCCTTTTTCCAGTGGAAATCATTGTCCCTGAAACAATCCACAAGATGCGACGTCAGTTGAAGGGTACGTCCATCCACCGCAGGACTGACGTAGGTCTGCTTTGCGAGCGCGACGTGCGCAGCCTTGAATTTCATGAGACGATCTCTGCGCCGCGGCAGGTTGATCAAATACGCCTCGTCAATCTTGGCGCAGAGCGGTTGAATCGCTTTGAACTGCCCACGGTGAACATAGAGAGGTGTGCCGAACTGCTGGGCGGCCCGCATGCTTGTATCGCAGTAATACGCCGAAAGGGGCTGCCTAGGCAGACCCGCGCGCTGCGTCAGCACACTGAGAATAGACTGATCGTGCCGGTGTCCAAAGCACACATCGGAATACTTGAACCACTTTTCGCCAACAATTGTTTCGCGAGTTTCGGCCGCCTTCAGCGCGTCCGGCAGTACCTGCTGCGCATACCGGCTGGTCGGCTTGAATCCCACAAGTCCAGCCGTAATCTGATGGGCCGCAAGTTCAGCCGACGTGACCTGTAGATTCTTACAAAATGCGCCGTGGCACCAGCGCTCATTTGTCTGGGTATCGTCATCTAGCAAAAACACGCCCTCTTTCTCAATCGTCTTCCAAATAGGTGTGGGTGGTGTCGCAAGAACGGTTCCTGCGTCAAGATACAGCACACATGCGTCCTTGTCGGCGCGCTGAAAGGCATCGTTCTGAACCCAGAGTTTCCACGCAAAATGTTTCGGATCCCAATAATCGGCCCAAGGACCGCTCGATGGTAGAATACGCACTTCGTCGGCGCCGTATTTCTTCAGAATCTCCTGCATATTTTCAGGCACGTCGGGCCACACGTAAGCTATCTTTATACACTCCTTATCAAACGACTTCATGGATGCGAAAAGATTCACGGCGGCCTCAACATACGGCGTTGTCGCAGCTGTGACCAGCACACGCTTGGCTGGTAAGGGAACTTCGGCCGGCAGGAGCTGCTGCTGCTGCGGCAAGCGCTCCTCATATACGGCGCCCCACGATTCCGCTGAAACCCACGCGCTATCCTGAACTCGAACATCTTTGCCCAAGATCTTGCGGAAAATGGCGGCAGCGACGCCAACCATGGCGCGCTGAACCGTAGCCCGCCGGAATTCACTGATCGCAGGAACAGCCGCCATCCGCCGCCACGCCACAGGATCATCCACCACCTTCTGAACAATGTTGATCAGATCCTCGGGCTTGGAGATCTTGTTGGCGTTGATAAAACCGGCCGAATCAAAATCGCGGTCCACAAACGGATCGCCCCAATAAATGGGAACCGCCCCCGCAACCTTGGCGTGGAACAACTTCTCCGTTGTATAGCCGGGTGCCGAACTGTTTTCAAAGGTCAGTGCGAACTTGTACTTCTTGTAGAAATCCACCTTGATAAGCTCACCGCCACCTCCACCCCGACCAGCAGGCAGCGGTCCCTCCGGCAGATTACAGAACAACCGACCGCCTGAATCAACGCCGCCACGACCTGTCTGCTGCGACCACGCGTTCAGAATCTGGAACGCAAGATTGCGGTTCCCGTTTGACGGATTCGTCGCAACAAAGGCACAGAACTTCTGTTTGGAATCCAGGACCGCCGGATCCACCTGAGTCGCGTCTTTGAGAGACACGGGACGCGGGTTCACAATCTTGTCGCCGTCCGCGCCCCACCAGTTCACCTCCAGAATCCATAAAGGAAGACGAATGTAATTCGCATCCAGCTCGTAACGGAAGCCAATATTTAGGAACGCGTCCTTGTCGGGCGGCGAGTTCTCGCCCGTAAAATACACACGAGGTACACCGGCCCATCTGTCGACCGTCTTTTCGCTGAACGGGCCGCAAAACACAACCTGCGGATTCGCCTCGTCCAACACAACCTTCAGGCCGTTCTGCGAACCCACCCAACTGAGAAGGTACATGAAGAAGTTGTAGCGCGGCTGGAAGTCGTCCCACATGAAAGCAAACGCAACACGGATTACTGTATTATCAGCTGGAACAGGCGTCGCCACCGCCACAGCCTGAGGGCGCGCTTTAAGGGCGACATCAATTCGCGTGTACTGGGATTCAACAGTCGGGTTGAAGGCAGCCTTGAGTGCGAACACGCGTTTTGCGGATGCTGCCGGCGCAAAGAACCCTGTGCCCGCTTTGTAATCCGCGCTCATCCGCTTCCAGGCATCCACGGCCTCCAGAATCTGATTCAGTTCATAATAATACGGCGCGCCAAGACCCCTGAGCTTCTCACAATTATGGATCATTGGAATGCCCAGGTACATGGCGTCCAGAAGGTAGGACTTAAGGGGGCGGAACCGCTGGTGCCCAATAAAGAACGTCTTTTCCTTGCGCAGATCGGGGAGTCGGACCCGCGGAACCATGTTGCCGCTAATGTCCGGCAGCAGCAGATTCTTCGCGACGTTGGTCTGGAAAAACGGGTGCTTGGCGACCTGCTCGCCGTTGTGAACCGTGAACCGAATCGGCTCGCCGCGCTTCCGAATTTCGCTCACAATGTTCAGCGGCATCACACAGTGGCTCGTGTTGCTGAAATTGCTTTCCACAACGCGGCCGCACCACGAAAGAGTCTGCGGCGCATCGGGCGGAATCATGGCTTCCAGCTTTTTAGCAGACTCGGTCCACGTAGGAATGGATTCCTCTTTTACATACACGTCCAGTGCCGTATGATCCCACAGATACGGGACGGTAATGACTGGCTTGCCGCTCAAGAACTCCAGGTACCGACAATCCTGCTTGGAATAGAAATCATACGTCCAAATCGCTGCTATGTTTGTAAAATTGCGCACACTCGGATTCCATGTGTACACAGAGGATTCCATGTCGTTGAAAATAGGCGGGTAGTGCGCAAAGTGAATGACGCGATCGGCGGCCACCAGGCGCTGCTCAGGCGTAAGCGCCCAGACAACTTCAATAATCGTGTCGTACTTGGCCGCCGCTGTCGGCAAATAAGGCACGCGTGAGGGGACATGTGCCGCAAACTCCTTCACGTCAATAAACCAGTCGGATTCCCCAGGCGGATACAGCAGATGAACGTCGTGGCCGACCGAAGCAGCAGCCCGTGCTAGCGCAACGGCAACCTGCGGAATGGAACCGCTGAAATAACTGTTTTGAAACCGGACGGTGACTCCAAGTTTCATTTATCTGTTTATAAATGAAACTTGGGAACTTTAGACCTCCTTCTCACTTCTCCAACACGAGACGGCGCCACGCCTCTGCGTTCTCCGGGTTGTACGGGCTAAACCGCCACGCCAACTGCTTTGCGTGCGCCTTGTAGCCTTCCACATTCTTGTCGTGGTACTCCACAATGTGCTCAATGTGTGTCGCCGCGGCATCAAAATCGTTCACCTCGTAATAATACCCAAATTCTTTGAATCGCGGCACGTTGTGAATAACCGGATAGCCCATTGTGAGCCACTCCAGAAGACTGTAATTGTATTCGTTGTTCACCTGGTGCTGAACAATAATGGCGTTCTTGAAGACGCGCGCAAGGTTAATAATGTGCGCCCGCGGCATCAAATGAAGCACGCCCGCTTTCAGCGACGTCAGATGAGGTGCGATATTGTGTTTGAAATAATGGTTCTCCGCAAATCGCTGGCCGTTGATTACAATGGCCTCCTTCACCCGCGACGGGTACTTGCGATAATAGGCCTCAATCGCAAGGATCGGCATAAGCGCATTTTTCTGGAAACTGATGTTTGGTTCCATGATAATAAACGTCCGCGCCGAGTCCGTCGTCAACCCATCCCCCGTGTACACGTGCCCAAGATCCTCAATGAAATGCGGATCCCACACATACGGCGCTACACGGGTCCGACCACACATGCCGTTGATCGACCCCGCGTACTCGGCATGAAGGTCGTAATGAGGCGAAACCCAGATTTCATCCAACTCGCCCGCAACGTGGTGGCTGAAATTCTGACCTGGTAGAAACGTGATTGTCTCAATATCAATGTTCAAAATATTCCCAAGGTACAGCTTGGAGACCTTCGCACCCATGTTTCGGAAAAAGCGGCGAATCCCAGGATCGCAACTCATCCCCATCTCAATGTAACTTACAATAGGGAATGGAGCCGTCATATACTGTTTGAAATCCAGGAGCCGAAATTCGCTGTGAATCTTTGCGTCCTTGTGATTCTCATTATTGTCTACCATAATGTATGGTTCAAATCCCAGTACTTCCAACATCTTGTAAATGACGTAGACGTTCTGAAAAAGGCCGTTTGCCCAAATGTGATCATCCGGAATTTTTACGCTTGTGAGAAATACTTTTGGCTTCTCCTTTGTTATGGGGAACTCTGAGGGCAAGGAGTGCGGAATCGGTTGGTACGTTGCGCCATCGCCTGCTTTGAGGACTGGAAAACTCATGGGGTCTATTTGTGGATTGGCGAAGTGGCTCTAAACCACAAGCATCTTGAAAATTGAATGATGGTCTATAAATAAAAGGAAGGTAGGATGGCTCTACTTCTTGAAAACGGTACACAAATCCCTTTTCCAGATGCGCACGTAGGAATAATGGCGGAAGGGGGTGAAATCACGTCCTTGATCCCGTTTGTTACCTCAGGCGAATACTGTGTAATTGACGGTAATCGCGTGAATCTTCATTCAACAGGGGAGCAATTTATTGCCGTTTATCTTGAAAATGTGCGCGATATATACAGCCATACCTGTTTGTTTGTCTTTTGGGGAAACACCACAGAGGAACTGAAGACGCAACTCATTGACCGCCTTCAATGGGACGCAGAACATATTCCCACAATCGAGTTTTATTCAAGCCGTCTTGGTGTTCCTGCTCGGAAAAAACTTGGACCGGTGATTGACGCAACGGTGAACTCTGTTTATGTTTACATGAGGTAGAATGATCAATGAGATCTTTGTGCTCATGTCGGAAGTGGTCTTGTCGGCCTATCCGCTCCTCATTAAATTAGTGGACGCAACGGTTGTTTTTCAAGTCGGTCTGCGTATGTTGACCTTCACGGTCCTTGCTGTCGCCGCTGCATTTCTTACAAATTCTCCAATTGGTGCCGCATTACTGACGAAAGAAACACTGTTGATTGGGCTACTGAACTTGCTACACGTTGGCGGAAGTTATGTGGGGTTTGACCAACTTGCCGGTGGAAATGCGATGGCTCTTTTTTACACATACCCGGTCCTGAACATTCTGGGTGCGGCTGTCGTGTTTGGAGAACAAGTGCCGATGAAATCGTTACCGTGGATCGGTCTTGCTCTTGCCGGCGCCGTCGCCTTGGCGCAGCCGACTGCCGCGAATTGGACGGCGATCGGTGTAGCCGCCGCTTTGTTAGCAGCCGCGACAGAAACAGGCATCTACTTGTGGTTCAAGTCGCACAAGGACGGCGAGTCGGACCAGCCGTGGACAAAGATGGCGCAAATGTACGGCAGCAGTGGCGCCTTGTGGTTGCTGGGAGTTGGTATTGCGATTGCGGTCGGTGTTTTGACGACCGGCGTTTTCAAACTCGGTGCCGGCGCTCTTCCCCGCATCCTGCTGTTCAACGGAATTGTCGGCTTCCTTGGCTACGCGCTCCGATTTTACATGATTCCCAAAGTGAGCACAATTGTGTTTAGCGCGCTGAGCTTCTTTGGTGTGATCGCGGCATACTTGTTCAGTTGGGTCTTTGCGGGCGAAGTCCCGTCCGCGCTTCAAGCCGCCGGCGCAGCCGCGATCATTGTCGCAAATGCGGTGTTAGTGACGAAGGAGACCGCATAAAGATCACACATGGAAAGAGTCATTAAAGGATGCGCATTTCGCTAAAAGACGTGAAAGTTTATATAATATCCCCTGGGACGGGCGCCTATTCGGCGCGCCTCCTAACGGTTTTTGGACGCCTTGTGGCTACCGGATTCAAGCGCGTGGAATTTTTCCGCGCATTGCCGAGCGCGTCTGATCCGTCGTCAAAAGATCCTGGTATTTCCAACGCGGCGGCAACAGACAGTTTGACGCGCACTGTTTTGGCGATAGCAGAGCGTGAACTTATTGGAGGCATGCGTCATCCATTTATCATTGTGGAAGACGACGTTGGGATCATGACGGACTCCGACTCCGTCGACGTGCCCGATGACGCAGATGCGCTGTACCTTGGTGTTAGTAAGTGGATCTATCCACACAAGTACGAAACGCTTGGTCGTGGATTTCATATTCAAGAAAACAGCCCAACGTATGTGAAAGAGTGTGGTTCTGGTTCTGTAACGCGCATTTTGGGTATGACGGGCGGGCACGCGATTCTGTTTATTAATCCCGAATATGTACGGCAATTTATTGCTGCGCTGACGGCTCGGCTTCCGTTCTCAACACCCCACGATCTTGTGTACGCGACTATGCACCCCAAATTCAATGTCTACGCTTTAAAAAATCCCATGTTTTACCAAGACGCGGCTTTAGGAGGACAGGAAGTGGTGACCCGTCTTCGGTACAATGGAGAGCGGTATGTAGCCGCAGATTAAACTATCAGGAAGGACTAAGAGGATGACGACACGGTCTGGTGGACTTCTTGAATTGGTGGCTCGCGGGAAAAAGGACATGTTTTTTACCGCGAACCCACAAACGTCGTTTTTTAACAGCGTGTACAAGGGCGCCGCACCTTTCAGCAAAGAAATCTACGTTTCTACGCCGCGCAACCAACCCGAATGGGGACACGCCGTTGATTTTGAAATTGAGCACCGCGGCGATCTTGTGAAGCATTTCTACTTGCGCATAACGCTTCCTACCTGGTTGCCGGCCGAAGCCGCAGAAGTGAATCCCACCGGTCTTGTGACGGATGCTAGCGGAGTGACCTACGGCTGGTGTAACAACATTGGATTTCAAATGATTGAAAAAATCCAGATTTTCCAAGACCAGGTGATTTTGGCGGAAACGTACGGCGAATTTATGGAGTGGCGGCTGCGCCAATCCTACGGGTTCACAACGACCTATTTGGTGGCGCAAGAGGTGGGGTCACGGCCTGAAACGCCACTAGGAATTGGTCGCAGCGCGACCTTCGGAACTTTACGGGTGCCGTTTCCTGTGCTAGGGTGGCAGAACCTTGCGGATCCTGGGCTGCCCTTGTGCTCTTTGAAAAAACAACGATTCCGAATTCGTATCCATTTGCGACGGCTGGACGAAGTGGTGGTTGCGAGCGACGGACGACTCAGACCGCAGCCATGGGGCGGAAAACCGCTCCGAGTTCAAGCAACCGCGGGCGGACCTGTCGACACTTCGTTGGTAACGCTGCCCTATAGCACAATGTTGCGTGGCCTCAACATGTACTTGGAACAAACCGAACTCTATGTTCCGGCCGATGTACAGTCGTGGTTCAATTCGCAGACATTTCGGTTCCCTTTCCAGTCCGTACAATTCCAACAATTTACGTTGGAAGACAACGCGATGGCGGCAGCGGCATGGAATCCTGCTATAATTTATCCTGTTCCTTTGAACGTGGATTTCATTGGTTCAACCGAGCGCATGTTGCTTGGATTCCGCAGTGATGCCTGTACCGAGGCAGGGCAACGCACGAATTTGAAAGCGCCAAATGGGAAACCCTTTATTCGTTCGGTGCGACTTAATATTGCGAATATTGATCGCATCAAGGCATGGCCGGTCCCTGTTGTAAGAGAAGTCGCAGCGTACTGGAAATCGCAACGAATGGGACTTGATTTACTTGACCCCAATCTGCCCCAAGAAATGTACACGCTCTCTTTTGGCGGATTTGATTCACAGCAGCCGGCAGGAACCCTGAATCTCACACGCGCTTCCTTGCCTGTGATCTATGTGACGTTGAACGGGATTCCGTATGATGAGCGTAATACCAGCCGACGCACCTTTGCGTTGTTGTACGCAGAGACGTGGAATGTGTTTGAAGTAAAGAACGGCGAAGGGAAAATGATGTTTGATGACTCGTAAGCAGGCGGGACCGAGACGCAGGGGTTGGGAAAAATTGAAGGCCCTTTTGCGTCATGGATGTTTGGTGGGCGCGCAGTATTTCAAACAATTCATTCCTAGCAACTTTCCTTTCTCAACTTTCCTTTCTCTTCTCATCATGGACTCCGATTCTTGGACTTCTATCGGCAAGGGCGGCAAGGCGGTCCGCGGCGGCGGCAGCAGCAGCAGCGGCTTTCCTGCGGGAGCCGCAGAGGCTTTCGGGCAGCGGGGCGGTCGTGCCTACGATAGCACCAGCGGCGGTGGTTATCGCGATCGCGGCAGCCGCTGGTCTGACGGCGGCGGCTTCAGCGAGTCTGCCTCTGCGGCATTCGGTGGGGGCGGTCGGTACGTCCCGCCTTCTTCGCGCTCCTCTGCTTCTACTACACAGAAGCCAAAGCCCGTGGAGAAGCCGTACGAGGAGGCATTTCCTGCACTCGGTCGCGGTGGTGGTGCTCCGGTCGCGAAGCCGGCAGCGACTGTCGTGCCTACGACAGCAGCCCCTGGCGCAATGAGTTTCGCATCGCTCGTGAAGAAGACGGCCGAGGAGGAGGCAGCCGCCGAAGAGACGCGGCGCTACGCGGCACTGCGGGACGCCGATGCCCGCATGGCGGAGGAGCGGGAGCGCCGTCTGATTTCCGCCATCCGCACACGCACCTCGTATGGCGAGTACAAGCCCAGCAACTATGACGAGGAGGACTACGGCGGCTACGGCGACGATCTGGACCACGACGTCTACGGCGCGCGCACAACGACCGTGTACGGCGCCGTTCCCGATGTGCGCGGAGACGAGTACACGAATGACTACGACCACCACGACAGCCACAGCTACCACTCGGACGAGTACTAATCGCGGTCTTGTGGCGCAACAAAATCCAATCCACAAACAAATGGCGACAGCAACAGCACTCACCCCTTTGCGCACTCAATATCCATATGATCTCTCGGGCGTCAAATACAAGTCCCGCACCGATCTTCTGAATCTCCAACGCCAATGGGAAACCTTTGAGCGCGTAGAAAACTACAACGACATTGTGTATCAACAGATCTCCGCCGGCAATCGCGGCACTTTGTACTATCAATTCAGGGCACGTCAAGAATACATGGACTACAAAAATGGACAGGAGCTGCATGTTTTACGGTATCCGGCACTCGCGAAAGCGGGTGCTTTTTCATCCATTAGTGAACGCGCAATGCCGGATGTTCCGGTGCTTGTGAAAGCGCCGACCTATTCCATGAGCACCGACCGCGGGATCCTTTTTTCCACGTCCATCATGGAATCGCAGCGCATGGAAAATCAATCAGACCTTGCGGTCTACACATACGTAAGCACCTACAATTCGGAGCACGTATTCAAGTACAACTTCCCCTCCAATGAGGAAAAAATCGCCTACCATCGGGCCGAACGGCTCCTCCGCATGAACGGGATGGTCTAGCGACGGCCACGCCGCACCTGTCGCTGCGCATAATCGTACGCCTTTTCCGTCATTTGCCCCTTCTGAATCCAATCGTGGACCAATGTGTTCAAGTCATGCGATACTTCATAATGTTGAAGTATCGCATTCCAAAGTGCGAGTTGCCGTTGTTTTAGGACGACGTCAAGAAACGCCAGATCTTTAGACTCCATTAATGAAATGTAGGAACACAGGTCTGCGCATCAATTTTCTACGCCGATGAGTCTGTTTCCGCAACATAGGCGGCTGCTCGCAGATGCGCCATCACATCGCGAATATCGGCCCTGTACTTCACACGCGCATTCGCCAGGCATCCATTTGTCTTGGAGATCAGGTGCTTCTCCTCGTCTGGGATCTTCTCAAGATCGCCAATATAGGTGGGGTTGGACTGATTGTAGGTGTAGACGCGGCCCGTCGGGCTGTCGATCAGGTACACGATACCTTGAACGCTGGCGCGAATGAGGATTTCGGGAACGGGCTCCATGTTTGCGGTGCGAACTGAACTTCCTACAATTCACTCGCTGAGATTCTCAATTTTTGCGTCAGCCGAGCACACGTCCCTTTGTATACGGATCGGTTGTCGTAAACTGGATTGGCTCCATGCTTGTACACGCGAGTTGGGAGACGAGCGCGCCTATGAAGACTAGGAGCAAGATGGTGACTGCGAGAATCTGGATTTTTGTCTCCGCTGATAGGGCCATTTTAGTAGAGGGGTTTGGAAAAAATTGAAGGCTCTTTTGGCTAACTGGTTGAGAGTTGGGCGCCGATTATCAGTACACATCCTTTCAACCTTTCCTTCCAATCCTTCCTTCCTTTCAAGATGTCTTCCTTCAACACCGCTTGCCTCATCGCCGAGCTCAAGACCAACCCCTCCCTGCTGTGGGAGCTCAAGAACCTGCTGGAGTCCGCGACTGCGCCTGCCGCTGGCGCAGCAACTACGACCGCCGTGCCTACGGCGGCAGCTGAGGCGGTGAAGCCCAAGCGCGGCCGCAAGCCGAAGGTCGCGGAGCCCGTCACGGAGACGGAGTCCGCAGCTCTTCAGCCGGCGGACGCTGCCGCTGCTGTGCCCGCAATTGCCGCTGAGGCAGCTGCTGCTCCTGCGGAGGCGCCGGCGAAGCCCAAGCGCGGCCGCAAGCCGAAGACGGCCGCTGCCTCCTCGGCAGAGGAGGCTGCTCCTGTGGAGGAGGCGGCTGCTGCCGCCGTGCCTACGGCAGAGGAGGCAGCGCCTGCTCCTGCGGCTGCTGTAGAGCCGACTGCCGAGCCGGCGAAGCCCAAGCGTGGTCGCAAGCCCAAGACGGCCGCTCCTGCGGCTGCCGCCCCCACGGCCGAGGCCGTGCCCACGACCGCTGCCGAGGAGGCTGCTCCTGCTGGCGCAGCAACTGCGGCGGCCGCCGTGCCTACGGCTGAGGAGACGAAGCCCGCCAAGAAGCCCCGCGCTC